CCCCATCCCCGGATTCGGTGGACTGATCCTGTGGTACTTGACGATGAACCGTTTTATATCTTTTTGAACCACTCTCCTCATGATCAAGCAAGCGCGGAATCTGGGTTTCCCCGATGGCGCAGTCCAGACGGGAGGGTCAGAAACAATCACCGGCTCAACCAAATGCTGAAGGGGTTTGCCTTGTCTCTGGATGACGTTGAGCGTATGAAAGAAGACTCGCCGCGTTTCACGGACGGGCAGTATCTTTGGGAGGGGCCATGACAATCGGGGTAGCCATATTGAGTTTCAACCGGCCCCAATACCTGAGTCAGCTTCTGGCATCTCTCGAAGCTCAGACGGACTTGGACGGGTTTGACTTTCACTTGTTCCAGGACGGGGCGGTCAACCGGTTCAGTGGTGTTGAGTGGGCCAAGCAAGAGGACATTGATCTTTGTATCGCTCTGTTCTGCGCTTCTCAGTTGCCCAACAAGACGATACATGTCAGTGATGACAACATCGGGATCGCTCTGAACGTCTGGCGGCTGATGGATCACATGTCTGCTCATTATGAGCGCATCATGCAAATCCAAGATGACATCAAGCTCTCCCCCTACTGGTTTCGCATGGCTCGTCATTTGTACGCAGACTTGGAGCAACGCCCGGGGGTGTTCTCATTCTCACCTTGTTTCAAACGCAAATGTCGGCCCGATGAAATCAATGACAGCTTGGGGCGTCTTGTTTACACGCGCCATCACTGGTGGTGCGAGTGCTACACGGCGAACGGGTGGTACAAGATTCTGGATCACTTTCTTGAGTACATGACTTTGGTCAAAGGCGTGGACAACAACTACCGACCGCATGATGAAATCCACGCGCTCTACAAGAGCAAGGGTTGGCCGGGAAAGGCGACGTCAGAGGACAACGCGCTTGGGATGTCTTGCTTTCTGGCTGATCTATTGCGCGCTGAGATGGTTGTCAATCGGGGCCTGTACATTGGAGAGCAGGGTGTTCACTGGAGTCCTGAGAATTATAAACGCGCGGGATGGAAAGACCAATTACCCTACAAATTTGATAATGACATCACACGAAGTCAGTTTGATTGGCCCCCGGAAGAAATACACGGAAAAAGGTGGTGGAGGGATGTTTGTAATCGGACATCGGAGAAGTGGTAACCACTTCTTGATCGAGACATTAAAATTGAATTACACTCTGTACGGCGCCGACGTTCGCGGAGAGGACAAGCTGCCGCGTGGCGTGGCGTATGCTCAGGTGAAAGATTGGTGGGTTAAAAAGTCGCATCTCATGTACCAGCACGTCAGTGAGCGCATTGCAGCAGACGATCACGCGGTTTATATCGTGCGTGATCCCCGGGATATGCTGACAAGCTGCTGGTGGTGGTGGAACACAAGCGGAGAAGCACGAAGAAGTGGAATCGCAGCGGCGATTCAGCACTTCACTCCCTCCCAGTATATCCGGGGTGAGGTTGAGGTTTCCAATATCACGTTCAAGGGCGGGATCATCCAGAAGCATATTGACGGCATGATCTTGTCTGATCCCGTCGGACGTTGGATCGAACACGTGAGAGGATACATAGGCAAGATCGGAATCATTCGTTATGAGGATTTGACGCTACGGCCTGGAATCGCGCTTGAACACGCGCGCAAGGCTCTCGGTCTTGAGCCAGTAGAGCGGTTCCGGCTTTTGGCAAAACTTGTAGGCCATCACCCGCGCAAGGGGGTGATCGGCGATCACGTAAATCTCTTCGACCCTGATGACATTGCCTACATCGAGGAACGGGCCGGGGAGCTTATGAGAGAACTAGCATATATGGAGGAATAAAATGCCGCATACACCAAGTCGAGGAGTAATCCTCAACGTTGACATGGCTGGTGGAACCAGCTATGCCACAGTCGGACAAGTCAAGGACGTCAACGGCCCCAACATCGCACGGGGCGAGATTGACGTCACGGATCACGATAGCGAAGACGGATACCGTGAATTCCTTCCCGGTCTGGTAGACGGTGGGGATGTGTCGTTTGACATCGGATTCGACAAGACAGACACAGCACAGATCGGCGGCCCTGGAACGGGTCTGCTCGGTGATATGGAACAGGACGGCTGCACCCTGCCCGCATGGAAGCTGATCATGAAAGCGTGTTCGGGTACGGCCTATTGGCTGTTCAGCGGATTCGTGAACGCCTTTGGTATGCAGAACCCCGTCGAGGGTGAGCAGCTTGCATCCATCGGTATCAAGATCAGCGGTAAGCCAACGTTCCATACAACCTAATCTACATAAAAGGGGAAACAAAATGGGGAGCTTTCTGACCCGCGATCAAATTCTGGAGTCGAAGGACTTTTATCTCTCAGAGGTAGAATGTCCCGAGTGGGGTGGCACGGTTCGTGTTCGCAGTCTGAGCGCAGCGGAATTCAATACAATGGGCTTTGGCACACTCGACAAGGGCGGCAATGTGGATGCCCGTCTGTCACGTGATATGATGACCAAGATCGCATCCTGGGGAATCATTGATGCGGACGGCAATCGGGTTTTTTCAAACAAGGACGTGAAGGTTCTTGGTGGAAAGAACTACGCGCCCGTTAACCGCGTCGCCGAGAAGATACTCGACATGACGTACCAGAATGATGAGGAGTCCGAGGAAGACGAGGAAGAGACACCAAAAAACGAATGAATGATGCCAAGCGATTTTCTTTTCGCCTGGCACTCGCTCTCGGACATCCGAACCCCCCTCAAATGCTGAGGGACATGCCCCACCACGTTTTTTGTGATTGGTTGGAGTATGCCTCTGTAGAGCCGTTTGGACACGTTCGGGAGGATATGCAAGCCGCTATCATCTGCGCTACGATTGCAAATGCAATGGCGCGTGGAAAAGGGCAGCGCGCATTTATGCCGAAGGATTTCATGCTCAACTTTGAACCTGTAGTCAAACGTGAACCAGAGGACATCATTGACAAGGTGATGCTTATCAACAAGCTCTTTGGTGGTAGTGTGGTCAAGGGACCACCTCCCAAGGTTGACTGACAACCGAGGATTTCTATGGCTGGACAACAAATAACGCTTCCGGGTCTTTCTGTTCCGCTATCTGCTGATTATCAGCAGATAGGCAAAGATTATCAGAAAGCTGCGGAGTCATCGAAGAAATTTGCTGATACGGTCAGCAAGCAAGCGCGTGCTGCACAAGGTAAATTCGTCAAGGCCAGTGAGGGCATGGGCGAAGGTGCAAAGGAAGCGGGAGAAAAAGCCGCCGCTGGTGGACAAAAGTTCAGCGTGATGGGTCAAGCAATTGCGGTCGCTGCTGGCAACGCGGCTTTTGCAATCGCTGGTAAATTCGTGGGAGCGGTACAGTCTGCTGTCGGTGCTGTCACTGGCTTTGTCAAGTCAGGCATGCAACTTGCCGGTCGTTTTGGAGAGATGCGCAACTCTGCTCTTGCTGTTGGCAACTTCATGGGGCTTGCCAATGATGAGGTTGAGAGAGGTATTGACGCGCTCAATGAAGCCGGTATCCGGTACGATGTAGCTGCCCAGACTGCCGCCCAGTTTGCGAAGAACCAACTTGACCTTGCCAGGGCGGGAGAACTTGCCAACGCTGCCCAAGGAGCGGCTGTGCTGCTTCAAGAGGACTCCAGCGCGACGATGCAGAAGCTCGTTGGAGCCATAGCCAGCGGAAGTAGCATGACGCTCAAGCGCATTGGAATCACCAAGACTTTTGCAGAGATGGAGGCGGCGGGCGCAGTAGCCCTTGGCAAGACCACTGAGCAAATGACCAAGCAAGAGATCATGACGGCGCGCCTCAACGGCGTGCTCGCAGAATCCGCGGCCTTGCAAGGCGTCTATGCCGCCGCATCAGAATCACCCACCAAGAAACTGCGTTCCCTGACGGGTCGCGTGATCCCTGAACTGCAAGCCGCTTTAACTGAGAGCCTGATGCCGGCCTGGTTCACGGTCATTGATACCGCTTCGGATTTTGCGGAATCACTCACCGGTCTACTTAAAGAGGGAGGCGCGCTCTATCCCGTTCTGGTCAACATCGGTGCAGCGGCCAGTATAGCGGCTGATCTGTTCTCTTCTGCTGTGCGTCCTGTACAAGCTCTGATGGAAGAGCTTACCAACAAAAAGCCCGTTGATGATTTCAGAGAGGGTTTTGTCCGTGGTATTGATCGCATGTCAGAAGAGGGAACCAGCAAGGCGGCAATCCTTGTGCGGAATATTACTGACAAGCTCTCCACGATGGCTTCTAACGCCCTGACCTGGGGAATCAACATCTCCGTCCAGTTTGCAACGGGAATCATCCAGGGTGCGGCGAAGGCTCTGACCGGGGCAATGAACGTCATCGGTGGGATGCTCTCGAACTGGCTCTCCCCCGGCTCTCCCCCGAAAGTAGCCAAAGATATTGACCAGTGGGGCGCGGGTACGATGAATGAGTACCTACGCGGCTTTGGAGAGGCCAGCTTTGACATGCTGGACAAGCTGCAAGCCCCCCTGGAGCAGACACTTTCCTCATTGGTAGATGCTGGTCAGATCGGGGCGGGTGCCAGCAAAGAAATGATGAAGGGCCTTACCGTCGAGATGACCGGTGCCATCTCAAAATTTCAACAGACTGGCAAGGTCAGCAGTGAGCTATTCGACAGGCTCAAGGTCGCCGGGGGCCAATATGGAGAGGACTTGTCAGAGCTTGCACGACGTCAATTTGCTTTGGCAAAGGCCACGATGGATGTCGAGCGTGCTGAGGAAAGTCTAGCGAATGCCCGAACCAAGCAAACAGACGCACAAGAAAAGCTCGGCGGGGTCGTTGATGAGTACAATAAGCTGCTTGAGGAAGGCGCAAGCCCTCAAGTTCTTGCCGCCAAGCGCGCGGAGTTTGAGACGGCGCGAGATCGGCTGAAAGTAGCAGACAAAGAGGTCAAGGAAGCGGACGCGCGCAAGAAAGCCGCAGGGGAGGCCGTGTCCCCGCTGGAGAAGCAGGCAGCGGTACAGAAGCGCCTCCTTGATCACATGCTCAAGTTCAACAAGGCGCAAACAAAAGCAGCGAAGGGTGTCAAGGACATTGCCAAGAGCGCAGCGGCGGGAGCGAAGGGCGCTGCTGGCTCCATCGCTGATGCGCTGTCCGGGGCGGGGATGGGCGGGGGCCTGGGGGATGGGATCGGCGATGCTCTGAGTGGTGGCATTGGTGAGGCGGTTGAAGGAGTCAAAGAACAGCTTCGAGAAAAGTTGGGCGACCTGTTCGCGCCCGTTCGTGAAGCGTGGGAAGAGCTACGAGACGGGCCGCTTTTAGAACTGAGAGACGCATGGGATAAATTTAAGGGGCCAGCCCTGGAAGCCTTGGGGCGCGTGGGCGCATTCATCAAGGATAATCTTGTACCAATTCTTGCTGGTGTCGCGGCTATCATAGCCGCCGTTGTAATCCCTATCTTCACTGGCTGGGCCGCTGTTGCTGTACCAGCGGCGGCGGCAACAGTCACCGCACTAGCCCCGGTCATTTTGACAATCGCAGCGATTGGTCTTGCTGCCGGTCTGCTAGTCAAAGCCTGGAAAGATGACTGGGGTGGAATTCGGACAAAGTTCACCGAGGTCTGGGACAAGAAACTCAAGCCAGGCTTTGAAAGCATCAAGGAATGGTTAGAGGAGAAAGTACCTCTCGCTATTGAAAAGCTCAAGCAGTTCTGGGAAGAAACGCTCAAGCCCGCGATGGAAACGGTGCAGACTTTTATCGTTGAGGACTTGATACCAGCGTTCAGTGATTTGGTGACATGGATCGGAGAGAAGATCGCTGGCGCTGTTGATACTGCAAAATCACTATTTGAGCAATTCAAGGATGTCCTTCGGTTGCTGTGGGATTTTATCAAGACAAAGATACTCCCGATTCTTGAGGATTTGTCGGAATATTTACAAGATGCATTTGCCAAGGGAATGGAAACAGCACTTGACATCATTGGAAAGATCAGCAAAGCATTCAATAATATCAAGGATGCGATCTCAGGCGTGATTGAATTCGTGGGCAGCTTGATCTCAATGATGGGCGATCTAGGGAATGCAATCCCTGACTGGCTGGAAACAAATTCACCGCCGAAAATGGCTGTCGCCTTTGATGATATCGGAGATGCGATGAATAACGTCTCGATGAATGCCATTCCCATCATGCGTGCTCAACTCCAGGGAATGGGCGAGACGGGGCAAAATATCACCAACAATGACATGTCCCTGACGATTCAGACTGAAGAGAGGGAGCCTTCAATCATTCAGAATCTACAGGTGGCGCGGGCGCTGTTTATGCCAGAGTAGGAAAAGGAGAAGGGGATGTGGAAAAGACCAATTTGTCTCGCGTGTTTGATCTGTCTTTTGTTTGTGAGTTACAGCACGACGGTGTTCGCCGAATGGGATTGCTCAAACAGCAATCTATGGCTACCGCTAGTACAGGGAGGAAATAGTATGGG